GTACAGGTTGGCGCCGTACAGGTTGGCGCCGTCCAGGTTGGCGCCGTACAGGTTGGCGCGGGTCAGGTTGGCGCGGGTCAGGTTGGCGCCGTCCAGGTTGGCGCCGTCCAGGTTGGCGCCGTACAGGTTGGCGCGGGTCAGGTTGGCGCCGTCCAGGTTGGCGCGGGTCAGGTTGGCGCCGTCGACAACCGCCTTGCGCACCGTGATAGCGATGCTGTTTTCCTCCGCCTCGTGCGTGAAAATTACTTCGTCCGTATAGCGGTTGAGGATTTCGATTTTCATGCTGTGCTCTCCATTGATTCAGTCATCCGGACTGCTCGGCTAAGTAGAACTATATACCGTAAATATGCCTATAGGCAAGCACATTTTATGTGTGTTGTTTTGTTGTGATAATTGCTGTTGCATTCCCGTCACGCCAGCCGCTTAACCTCCGTGCGCCCGCTGGCGATCTGCTTGGCCTTCTCGACGTTTCCCAGCAATCGCACTTGCAGCGGCTGGAAGATGCCGGCGCTGCCGTTCTGCGCATTCGCTATGCCCACCAAGTACGCAGGGTGGTCTGGCGTCTCGCCGGTCATCTTGTAGCCCTGATAGCGCGTCACGAACTCCTTGGCTACGAACGGCCATTCCTTGTCGTCTTTGCCGCCGATGACCGCCCAGCCGCCCATGTCTTGCAGTACGCGGTGGATGATCGGATCGTCAAATGCCACGTCGGCATACGGCCCGACAACACGCACGGCGCGGTCTACCTTGCTCCATGCAATTTGCCCTTGGTCAGACGTGCGGCCGATCAGCATCTTGTTGAAGTCGCTGACCAGCGGCATCCAGCGCCCGGACTCGTCGGGGAGCTGCGTGTGTGCCCATGCGGCTTTCTCGATGGCCTCGTAGTCGTACTGGCGAAGTCCTTCCCAGTACATCGCGATCACGCCCTTGGAGGTGGTCTTGTTGTAGTAGTCGGCCAGCGCCACAATCAGGGCGGCGAAGCGCTTCTTTTCGTCAAGGTTGTCTATCATGGGCCATCCCTCCATTCCTTCATATAAAGCCGAAAGTTGTCGCGGTACCGGTTGATGATTTTCATGTTGCGCCAAGCTCGCATCAGTTCGCGCGCTGGCACTTCCACAAGAAGCATCATCAGCACAAATGGCATGGCAGCATAGAAACGAATGGCTTTCATTTCCCCTCCAGCCAATCAAGTGCTGCGTTTGCGGTAGCCTGGCCGTGCTTGCCCAAGCGCGATGTGTCGAAGGCTGGCTGATAGCGAGGCGAAGCGCGGCGCTCCTTCAGCGGGTACAGGTCAGACCAGCTATTTTCGGTCGACTGGTCAAGTATCTTCTCGATGTCGTCGCCGGCATCGCGGAAGGCGCTCAGCGCCTTGATCTTCAGTTCGATGGCGCGATCGGTCATAGGCTTCTTGATCTTCTTGCGCATCTCAACGTATCCGGCCCATGCGGCGGCGGGTATCCAATCAGGCAGGTTCATGATCGCCTTCCGCAAGCCACTCTTGGCGGAACTGTTCCGCACGTGCGCCCGCTGCCAGGATTGCATCGGCAACCTTACCGGCGTGCATGGGGTCTATGTACACCAGTGAATCAGGTTCCATGCCTCCCGACTGCTTAATGACGATGTAGCCGCTATCCCCGGCGTACACTTCAATCTGTTGTTGCTCTGCCACGATGATATGCTCCCGGCTCATACAGCCTCCAAACGATGCTTTGCCAATTCGCCAGCAACCCAGCGAATCCCCTTTGCTGTGAACTTGGTTTGCGAGAACGCGTGCTCATTAGCTGTGCCGGTCTTCACCTCAAAGCGGCCGGCGTCGATGTGCTGAGCATAAGGTGCCCAGTCGCCGCCAAGTTTGTACATGATCTGCTTGTCGCGCAGGAACTCGCGGAAGGTGTTCTCTTTGATGCGCAGCAACTTGCACACTTCACGGAATCCCTTGGCGCCTGTCGAGCTTTCGACATAGCTCTCAACGAAGGCGACGGCCGGTGCGGCAATCTCCAATTGGGCGGCCTGTTGCTCGATCACTTCGGCCTGTTCGGCAGCGAGACGAAGCGCGGCGGAAAGGGTTGTAGGTACTCGGAACTGTGGCGCGGTGCCAGCTTCCAATTCCTGCCAGCGGTCTACAAGACGCGCCGTGAACTCGGGGGATAGTTGCGCCACAATCACGTAGCTGTCGCGCTTCCCTATCAAGTACACTTTTTCGGTCACCCCGTTAGCAGCTTTAATCCCATCCGCCACCGGCGGTTTGGATATCACTCCTTTTTCTGCGAGCCGGTCAATCGACCTTTTTACGTCGTCATGCCTGGATTCGACCAGTTCAGCAATATCTTTGCTGTTCATGGTCTGCAATTCTATATTAGGTATCAGTTTCACTGTCTTACTCCTATCTGCCACTAAGTTGTTGTATCGTTATATCCGAGGGGCTTGAGCGGACCTAGACTTAGCTAGATCCTTCACAACACTTTTCCGGTGGGGAATCGCACTGACCCGTCAGCCTTACACATGCGAGGTGCTAACTTCGACGCCTCGTTCCGGTGCTTCCCATGTTTTGCCACAGTACCGGTTCCCGCTCTAGACCCTGTTGCTTGCATTCCGATCTAAAGCTAGTCGATGCGGCAGAAAAACAAAAAAGCCCCAGAAGTATCGGCACTTTCATCGTGGCAGCGATTGGGATTTAACCCAGAAAATGCCGAGGCTTGTGGGGCTTCGACTCGTCTCTGCTGCCACATCGACACCGCAATTATTTCTTATATCCAAAAATAACGCAAGGAAAACTTGCGCGTTTACATTGAGTCTCAGAAAAGAGACATAACGCCGAAGAACACAGCCATGATGGCGAGCAGCACGGCAAACACACCTCCTAGAACAGCGGTAGCGCCTAGGGCGAGCCTTGCGCCGAGGCTGAATAGGTTGAGCAGAGTAGTCATATTTCCCTTTCGGTGGTTGATGGTGCGCTAGAGCAGCGGTCAATCCGGCATAGCCGCTAAAGCCGCCCGCTGAGAGCCAATCTTTAGCGCTGTCATAGCCTGAACATGGCGGCACTCAGTAAGCGCAGCTTCGGCCTTGTCTATGTTCTCGTTGATCTGGTTGAGCGCGTTCTCAAGCTCGTTTAGGCGCTTGGCTGCTAGGTATTTGGCTTCGTTCACTTTTTCAACTCCTTCAGTTTCGTTTTGTAGTAGGCTTCTATTTCCTGGAAGTCGGCGATTTTCAGATGGCGCTCTGCGTTGTCTGCCATTAGGGCGTCGACTTCTGCATCGCCAATCTTGATCCTAAGCCGACGCTCATACTCGTAGATGTTGCCGCGCTTTAGGGTGCCATTACAGCTTTTGCATTGGCCCCAAACATTTCTCGGATCAAATTCAAGATGCTTCGCAAGAGCAACGGATCGTAGGTGTCCAGCGTCATAATCGCCACCCATGCTGCCGGCCTTCACTAGAATCGTATCGCATGAGCAGCACGGCTTGCCTTCATCGCGAGTCCGGACAAACAGGTGCATGGCTTTCTTCGCCTTGGCTACCCACCACTTGCGCGGCTTCATCGTAATCAGCTTCGCCTTCGTCTCCGCACGCTCCTGGCGTTGCGCCTTAGCCTTCTGCGCCGCCAAACGGGCCTTGGCGACCTCCGCGCCACAATCAGGCGAGCACCATGCCTCCAGCGCGCGAAACGGCGTGAACGGCGTTTTACAGTGCTTGCAGAGCTTACGGCGCGGCCCCTTCGGCGGCTTCGGTTCCGGCGCCGGCTTGCCGCTGGCTACCGGTTTTGGCTTGAATGGCGTACGGGCTAGTGGAGTTTTGCGCGATAGCGTCATTTCATTCCTTCGAAGATTCCGGAGCGCAGAGCAAGCAGGACAAATGCTGTTGCAGCGCAGAGCGGAACAACTCCGTTTCCAACGCACTTGACGCGTGCGGCTCGGCAATCGCCCATGTCGAAGGCCAGCCCATTAACCACGCCCCGAAAAGTGGATTCAAGTGCCGGGGCGAGCCAGGGGAATCTGGCGATAAGTCCAGGCCATCTGGTATCGCTTGGGCCTGGTGCGAAGAGTAGGCAACTGTGAAGCTCAAGGTTTGCCCCCTGGTCTGATTCAGCCGGTCGCTCACAAATCCCCCCCCCGCCGACTCGCTGCGAAAGTCCCGCGCTGCTGGCGTCGGCCACGTATTCGCTTGTACGTCCAAGTAGGGCTGTCCTCCGCTGTTCGTTTGGCGTCCAGTTCGGTCGGATGCTTTGGGAGTCTCCCATTGAATTGATTGAGCCTTCAATTTTGGTTCCCCGCGAGAGTTCATCCCGCTTCCGGAAGATTCCTCTGAAGCTTTCGGAGTTTGCCAAACGCCAGGCAAAGCAGAACCATCTTGCGCGACCATGGCTGGCACCCACATCGGACGCTGATAAAGTGATCCACTCCGCATCCCACCCGAGGTCGGCCAGTTCTCCCACGACACGGGCGGCCGCGCGCTCGTCAAGAGCGCCTTCGGTTTCGTCCATAACGGAGGCGGTGGCACTAGCGATGCCTGCGACGTTCTCCAGAACGATGCCCCACGCACCGCTATCGGTGGCGACCCGAACAACTTCGAAGAAAAGTCCGCTTCGTCGTCCATCAAGGCCAACCCGCTTCCCTGCAACGGAGAGGTCTTGACAAGGGAACCCCGATATAACGATGTCCACCATTCCGCGAAATTTTCTTGGCTGGAGTTCGGTGAAATCGCCGAACCAGATAGGCGCTGGAGATATGCTTCCTTCTTCCATGCGCGCAGCCAGGACGCTAACGGGGTAAGCTTCCCGCTCAGCGTACATGAGCGTGCGGCTTCGGATGCCCAAGTATTCAAGTCCGGCGTGAATTCCTTCGTCGAGCATCCCGACGCCGCTGCATAGGCTGATTGCATTGATGATGGAATTATCCACATTGTTCATGCCCCCACCTGACGGCCAAAGAAAGCCGCCGGCAGATCGCCATACGGCGCCATGCCAAGTTGCTTGGCCTTGACGATAGGCCGCTTAAACTCGTGTACCGTATGGCGATCGTCATCGGCGTCGACCATCGGCATGCCCTTGCCTGGACGCATGCCGGCTATGGCGCGGTAGGCTTGAGCCTTGTACTTCTCCCTCGTGACGATGCCGGTTTCCTCGATGCAGCCGCGCGCAATCAACGCCTCGATGCGGCTGCGTGCGCTGCTCAGCGGCATGTCGAACTCGTACGCTAGATCGCGGACGGTTGAATTAGGTTCATCGGCGAAGAAGTCGTAGGAGCGGATCAGGGCCGTGATAACCTTGCCTACAGCGTGGCGGCGTGGAACATCTGGCTTACGCAAGCGCGCCGGCTTCTCGTCGGGCATGCGGATAGCCATGCGCTGCTGACCGACCGGCTTGGCGAAAGCGTGCGCCAGCTTGAGCAGGAAAGCGTCGATACCGGCGGCGTCAGTGGTCAGGAAGTGGCGATACACCACTTTCCTGCCAGGGATCCGTGGCTTATGGCGGTCGATCACGTTGTTGCACAGCATCAGTGTGACGTACTTCTCGATGCGAACCTGTGACATGCGCATGCTCTCGGCAATCTCGCGAACGGAGAGGCCGGAACTGTGCGGCGCGATCAGGGTCAGCACGCGGCGCAGTTCATCGTTGCGCTTGGCTGAGCTTGGATGGGGGATTAGGGTTGCCATGATTAGCCCCTTGGATGCAATTTGACGGCGACAGCGAGCATAGCCAGCGTTGTTTTCTGACCACGGGCGTCAAGCTGGTCGAACATGGCTAGCAGAGCTGCACGGTCTACAGCTTCCGCGTGCGTCAGGCGGTGGCGGGAAGCTGATGGGTGGATCGTAATCTGCTCGGCGGCGCGGATCGTTTGCGCTTGATGATTTAAGCGGTCCACTGCCGAGTTGTGGTCGCTGCCCCACAGGTTTTCATCTATTTCTCTCATGATCTTCCTTCGTTTGGTGATGCCCGGAACTCCACGCCCATACTGGCGCCGAATGCAAATACACCCTCCAGGTAGAGGCTATATCCCTTGACTGTCAACTGCTTGGTGCTGCCGACCAAGACGCGATTGCCGCCCGGATCGATTTCCCACTTGATATAGCCTTCGACGCATAGCTCAGGATCGAAGTCTTCTGGCAGCAGCTCGCGCTTGAGGTAGGCATGTAGCACTTCCACGCTGTGCTGGCGACCTTCGAACCACGCTTGCTCCGAGATATCGCGCATTGGGCCAGCAAAGAGAAGGGCTTGCTGGTCCAGCTTGCGAACCTTCACCTCCTCCCTTATCAGCACTTGCAGCGGCTTCTCAGCGTCAATCGGCAAATTCCTGATGGCGTTGAGCAGCGTTTCGCGGACCAGCTCGGAGCTGACCAGAAACGGGCGAGTGGCGTACTTGGCGCGCATTACTTCACCTTCGGCGGTGCTAGTGCGTCAACCTGCTTGAGCGTCATGTTGAAGCGCCGTGCAATCGCACAACGGAATTCATCATTGACCGCACAGCGATCATTACGTATCTCGCACACACGGCTTTTGCTATAGCCGATTTCATCAGCGAGATGCGCGTCGCTGCGCAATCGGTTTTTTGAGATTACCTCGTCTAGTAGTGGGTGTTTGGGCTTCATATTGGAAAACTCCTTTGCTTGTGAGACTTAATATTACTCTGCATTGGTTTGCTTAACAAGCACTTTAGATAAAACGATCGGATCACAAATAGTTCTTGCAACACGAATATATCATGTGTAGGATATCGTTCATGGGCAGAGCAACCCGCTAGGCCGAACAAGGAGCGCTAAATGTCCGTCCCACGCCAGCAGCCGCATGCAATCGCCAAGTTCAAGCATCAGGCCCGCACCGCAGTTCCGAAGCCGGTCACTGTGCCGGCGCACATGGTCCCGTACGATGATTGGCGGTCCGTCTGGGAGTGGGATTATTGGCCTGATGGCCCCGGCGCTAAACGCCAGATGCCACCAGCAGAAATGAAGCGCCACAAAGCACGCGCCGCCCGCAAGGCGCGCAAGTAATCCACCCACCACCCGGCATGACCGGGTTTATCAAACAACATAGGAGGTATCACATGCCAACCGTAAAATTAAGGCTGTCTATTGGCTACGTAGGCGCAGTCCGGACCGAAGAAGAAGAAATTGATGATGAGCTGTGGGAATCGCTCGATGAGAATGGCCGAGAAAAGTTGCTGGACGAGATTGCTCAAGAATGGTCGCAGGACTATATTGACTTGAGCGCCAGGGTGGAGGAATAGAAATGACGACCCCGCGCCAATACCGCTTGCGGACCGCGAGCAACTTCAGCCGCCGCTACATCATCGCGTCGGCCATTTTCATCGCTGCATCGGCCGCTGGCGTGGCGCTGCATGTGCTTGCGCCAGATATCGCAGCGTCGCTGGTTCGGAGTCTGCCATGAGCCGCAGCGGATATTGCGATGACTTCGGCTCTGACGATCCGCTTGCGCTGGGCCGATACCGCGCTCAGGTAGCATCGGCAATCCGGGGAAAGCGCGGCCAAGCGCTGTTGCGCGAGCTTCTCGATGCTCTTGACGCGATGCCGGAAAAGCGCCTCGTGGCTGGCGCGCTGGAAACCGAAGGCCAGTTCTGCGCGCTGGGTGTTGTTGGTCATGCACGCGGCCTGAACTTGGCCTCCATCGACACCTACGATATCGAAACACTGGGTCCGACATTCGATATCGCCGAACAGCTCGCCCGCGAAATCATGTGGGTCAACGATGACCATGTGAGCGATTGGAAGTGGGTTCAGGTGGAAGTTTGCGGCCCTATCCAAACGTGGCAAGATCGCTTTCCAAGCATCCGCGTACCATATCAACGCGCCGGACTGAAGCGCTGGCTGGCTGTTCGCAAGTGGGCCGCCGAAAACATCAAGGAAGTTTAACCGCTGGCATCTCTCCAGCACAAAGGAAATGACATGAGCAAATTCGTATGGGGGCGCGTAATTGACCGCCTTGATTTGGACTTCGATGGCGAGCAATTCGAGGTCACGAAGTATTACCCGCACAAGTTCGTCAATGGCAATCACGTACGCGGCGAACACGAGGAAAAGGTCTGTTACCACAGCGAAGAACTGCACGAAAGCAACTACAACCTGTACGCTCTGACTATATCTATGGTCGCACGCCGCCATCTTGGCAGCAATCAGCATGCACTGGTCAGTGGAATCGTGCGCGCACTCTGCATCAGCGAAGAGGTGCCATCGTGACCGCCTCGACCGTAACGCCGTGGGAGGATCGCTTGGCCGAGCTGATGGCCGAGTTTGAAAAAGATCTAGGCAAGCGCGCGCTGCTGGAATACGGCGGCCTGAAGGCTAGGGCTGTAGCCGCTGAAATTGCCGAGTGGCGCGCTCTGGCTGCGCAGCATGTGGCAGAGGGCGTGCTGCGCGATGGGGTGAAGCCGGTTGCATGGTGGCGTTACAGCTACATCGATGAGGACGGCAGCCACGATCTGGACATGTACTACGGCGAAGATCCGACGAAGCACTACGCGCCCAGCGCACATCAATGGAACGCGCTGTACGCTGCGCCCGTTGCGGTCAGCGCTGCGCCTTCTGGCGAGTTGGAGCGCAAGCTTCAAGACTTGGCTGTATTCGGCGTTTCCGATGCCGAAGCCGTAAAGCTCATCAACGCACCAGCGGTCAGCGAAGCTTTCATTGAATTCCGCGAACGCATGGGGATCACTACTTCGATAAGACTGGTTGACGCCATCGTCAAGGCCCAAGCTGCCATTACCGCAACCAAGGAATAAACCATGTCCAACGAAAAAGAATACGAACTGATCCAAGATGACGTGATGGTCGCGGCAACAAGCGGCAGCAACGCCAAAAGGGAAATCGAACACTACGCCACCATGTACGGCCAAGATGCGCCTGTGGAAATCTACGAGGTCACGCGCGTCAAAATCTACCCGGTCGCCGCTCCCTCAGTCGCAGATGTTGCGCCAGCCGGGGAGATGCAAATGCTAGCCGACGACTATGTGCATACCATTGCCAGTGAATGCGGCATGTACGAGCAGCACGACAACGCGAAGCCAAGCGCCGACACGGTGATCGGTTTTGCTAATGCGCTCTATGACGCTATCGTGAGCAATGCGGCCATCGCTTCACTGGATAAGCCAGTAGTGGCGATGAGCGACTTACTCGTCTACGAGTTCAATGGCAGCGACCGAGAGTATTTCGCTGCCGACGACGTACGCGCCATCCTCGCCGCTGCCGGGCCTGATGCCGCGCTGGTGGAGGCGCTGAGCATGGTACGCGATTATGTCGTTTCCATGAAAGGAATGGGGCATGAATATCAGATCGTGATTGATGCGGCCCTGGCTGCTCATGCTGGGCAAGGAGCGAAGACATGAGCGCCCGATACGAGGATCGCCCAGCGCGGTCGGTAGTCTGCGCCGCCAATAAGTACGGTGATCTGGTATTCGTCGGTGTGCGCCACTTCTGTCCGGTGATGGTATTCAATATGCGCACGCACGATATTCCTGCAATACGGAAAGATCGCGGCGAAGTGCAGGGCTTCATCGACCAATTCGGCGTGTTCATGGATCGCAAAGAGGCGGCAATCGTAGCCAAGGAATCCGGCCAGCTTGCGCGCTACGGCGACATCTTCCCCGAAGTGTTGTTCAGTGAAGACCTTTACTAGGAGCCGCAATGCGCATCGTAGACGATTGCCCAACCAGCCAGGAGCCGGTGACAGCGGCAGAGCGGCGCGACCTGGCTGACGAGCGTGAGGCCGAGCAATACGCGGCGATGTACGAAGTTGTGAAAGCCGAGCGATTAGCAGAGGGTAGGTGGCACTCGCCGATTGCCGTGTGCGCAGAGGCAATGCGTCGGCTTCGCGCGAAATAGCTTGCGGTAAATTAGTTCTGGAATTAAAGTGTTGATTCGGCTTGGTAACCGAACAAAAATCAGTGGAGCTGCAATTGCGACCTGGCGGGAACTGATTCCCGTTTTACCAACCCGGAAACGGGAGGTCGCAATTGCAGCTTTTTTTATTGGGGAATCGAAATGAACGATATTGTAGAAATGCAGCAAGACAAGCCGCGCGCGCTGGTTGCCGCGACTCCTGCCACGCCGGCCGACATGGTGATCTACGCCATGCAGAACGGCGGGACCATCGAGCAAGTGCGCGAAATGATGCAACTGCAGCGCGAGTGGGAAGCCGACCAAGCGCGCAAGGCGTATGTGTCCGACATGGCCGAGTTCAAGAAGAACCCGCCTGAAATCATCAAGGACAAGCAGGTAGCGTTCAGCGGCACGCAGTACATGCATGCGACGCTGGGCGCAGTCACTGAGGCTATCGTGGTCGGGCTGGCGCGTCACGGCTTCAGCCACCGCTGGGATACTGCGCAGGCCAACAACGTGATCGAGGTGACGTGCATCCTGACTCACAAGCTGGGCCACAGCGAGCGCACCACGCTGACCGGTGCCAAGGACGACAGCGGCAAGAAGAACCAGATTCAACAGGTCGCGTCTACGATCACCTACCTCCAGCGCTATACCCTGCTGGCGGCTACCGGCGTCGCGACTAAAGACCAGTCCGACGACGACGGCCGCGCTGCCGAACTCGATACCACCCTGGCCGACAACTGGATCGCTAAGGCGCAAGCTGCGCCTACTCTTAAGGATCTGGAATCGGTATGGGCTGCTGGCGTAGCGGCGATTCAAGCGGTAGGCGATCGTCGCAGCTACAACGAGTTCAAAGCAGCGGTTGCAGCGCGCAAGACCGAATTCCCGGCGCCAGTCGTTGCTTCTGGTCCAGTCGCTACGCCTGAAGAAATTGACGCGCAACGAGGTGCTGGCGGTGCAGCATGATCTTCATCGACTGCGAGCAAGGGACACCGGAATGGCATTCCGCAAGATGTGGTGTTATCACCGCCAGCAAGTTCCGCGATGCTACCGAAACGACTGCAAAGGGGCTACCAGCAGCAAAGAGTCGGCTCTACGCAGCTCAGGTGGCAATCGAGCGCATTAGCAAGGAGCCATGCGGCGACGTGTTCAATTCTTGGCAAATGAAGCGAGGTCAGGAGATTGAGCCTGACGCTCGCATGGCATACGAATCCCGCACAGGATTGATGGCGACAGAGGCCGGTGTGGTATTGACAGATGACCGTATGTTCGGCTACAGCACTGACGGATTCATTGGCGACGATGGCATGGTAGAAATTAAATGTTTGGTCGGTGCGGAAGTCGTTATAGAAATGTGGGCGACCGAGGACATGTCAGAGTACATGCATCAAATGCAGGGCGGAATGTGGATCATGGCGCGCAAGTGGTGCGATTTTGTGATGTATTGCCCGCAGCTATCAAGCGTCGGAAAATCGCTGTTCATCCGCCGTGTTATGCGCGACGACAAGTTTATCGATGAAATGGTCGAGAACCTTGCAGTATTCGAAAAAGCCGTCTCCCGAAACGAATCTATCTTGAGGAAATAACATGGAACTGATCGACAAACAAGAATCAGCAGTTGCCGCATACGAGCCATTCTATGCTGAACTGGCTAAGCTGGAATCCGACAACGCCGCGCTGGTGTTCAACTACGAAACGCCCAAGGGCAACAAGGAAGCGCGCAGCCACGTTTTCAGCTTGCGCAAGACCAAGGGCGCCCTTGAGCGCGTCCGCAAGGAGGCCAAGGCTGAGGCGCTGCGCATCGGCCGCGCTGTAGACTCGGAGGCGAACGCCATCGAATCGCGCATCGAAGCAATGATTACCGTCCACCAAACGGAAATCGACAAGATCGAGCAGCGCGAGAAAGACCGCGTTGCGGCGCTGAATGCGCGCATGGCGGCTTTCCCTGGCGCTGTCTGTAATACCGTCGAAGAAGTGAAAGCCGAAATCGAGCGCGTTACCGCAATCGAAGTTGGTCCGGACTGGCAAGAATTCATGGCTGATGCCACTCAGGAAAAGGCGCATACGCTTGAGGGCTTATCCTTGCGTCTGGCTGAACTAGTCAAACGTGACGAAGAAGCCGCCGAACTGGTCCGCCTCCGCGCCGAAACCATTGCCAGAGAACAGGCGGACCGCGACGCTGCCATTGCTCGTGCTGCTGCCGAGAAGGCGCAGCAAGAAGCCGAAGCCAAGGCGGCAGCAGAGAAGGCCAAGGTACAGGCCGCGCTGGATGCGGCGAAGGTAGAAGCAGAACGCAAAGAAGCTGCCGCCGCGCTGGCGCTGAAGCAAGAGCGTGAGCGCGCTTTGGCTGAGCAGGATGCCGCAGCGCGCCGCGAAATGCAACTGAAGCTGGACGCGGAACAGGCTGACCAACGCCGCATCGCTGCAGAACAGCGCGCCGAGCAGGATCGTAAAGACGCCATCGCTCGCGCCGAGAAGCAAGCCGCTGATGCCGTCCAGGCTGAGCAGGAGCGCGTTGCAGCCGCTGCGCGTGCCGAAGCTGCGGAGACGGCAAAGCGCGAGCGCAATCGCGCCCACAAGGCCGCTATCAACCGTGCGGCGATGGATTCGCTTATCGCTGCCGGCGTGCCGGAAGAATGCGCGAAGCAGGTTGTAACGCTGATCGCACAGGGAAAGGTAGAGAACGTCAGCATCGCTTACTGACATGAAGCCAGCCGACACACAAGTGACCACGGCACCGGGCAAGTCGTGCCGTGGCTGTATTTGGGAGCACGAGCATTCAAGCGTCTGCCACGAGGTTGCGCGTGTTGCTCGGCTCGCCAATTTACCGGATTGCGAGTATTCCAATCTGATCTACGTACTAAAGCCTGTCGACGTGCGGCAGCTTGAATTAATCGAACAAGGAGAAGCAAAATGACTAATCAATATACACCTGGGCCATGGGTAATTAATGACAATCAAGAGGACTGCGGAGACACTAAACTTAGTGTTGAAACGGTTGAGCAATATTTCATTGCTCAAGTTGATGAAGGGGCGCAGCAGCGCGCAAATGCATATTTGATTTCTGCGGCGCCTGACTTGCTGGAAGCGCTGAATGATCTTTTCGGCGCAGATATGGAATATTGCATGAAGATGGATGGCAAGGACGATCAGATCGCCGCCATTGCCAAAGCACGTGCCGCAATCGCCAAAGCCACAGGTGCAGCATGACAAGCTCAGACGCCATAGCCGACGCGCTAATCTCCCACTCGCGCGGCATAATCTCGCGCCCGCAGAAGGAAGCATCCGACACGCTGACAGTTGCCGTGCCGCATGTGATGACCCGCGAAGCTTTCCGAGCGCTGACCGGCGCGAAACAACAAGGAGTGAAGTGATGGACTTGAAAAAGATCGAAACCGCAGCGCGCCGGCTTGCTGCCGATCCAGAATGGGTTGGAGCATTAATTGCTTACTCCACGCATGTGACGCCGGCCGATGTGCTGGAAATGTGCGACCTGATCCGCAAGCAGGAAGCCGCCAACGCAGAGCAGGATGCCCTGATCGCCGCGCAAGTCGCGACCATCGACAAGCTGACCGAGCAGCGGGACAACGCTGAGAAGACGGCTGCCGACATGGCGCAGCTTCACGTCGTCAGCGCTGCGGCAGAGGGGGCGAAGGGCGTCCCTGTGCAAGCTGGATCGGTGGATACGCCTGAGTTTGGGAAACTTGTGAGCGCGGTAGAAGGCGCAAGCCTGCTTGGCGGTGGTCGTTATATGAGCCAAACATGGCTTGACCTTATCGCCCACATCGACGCCCACACCGCGCGGGCCGTTGCGGCAGCGGAAGAAGAAGCTGTCAGGGACATGGTGCCGCTGAGCGTCGATGGCCGCAGCGTGTTCCTTGATGGCTTCGGCATCCTCGACATAGTCTACCCACCAGCCGCCCCGCAGCAGCATGCGCAAGCGGCTGAGCAGATCGTTCAAGTGCTGCTATACATGAGCGGCAACGGCCTGATCAAGTGGCAAGGTACCGGCAATGACGAGGATGATGCGTGGAACAGCGAGGAGGAGTACCGCACAACTCTGGATGCTGTGCGTAAGGGATTGGCCGCTAGTCAGCATGCGCAAGCGGCGCTGAGCGATGACCTCGACCTGATCCGCGCTTGCATTGAAGGCTACCCAGCCTCGCCTGCGCGCAACACCGCCTTGGCGACTATCCGAAAAGTCCTCGCCAGCCATCAGCCAGCCGCAGAACCTAGCGCGCCAGAATGTACTGTATGTCACGGTGAAGGAATGGTCATCGTTGAATTGAATGAGCATCAAGCATGCACGGCATGTCAGGACATAGAAGACGACAGCGCCGCTGCGCCAGCCATTAAGCAGGAAGGGGCGGCGCTGAAGCAAACAGATGCCGAGAAAGAAGCTATGCCAAAAGGTCGGGCCGCACAAGAATGCCGCGATGAGCAGACTGTGTATTGCTGGTCTGAATTGGTGGAATTTGGCGATGCTCGTTACCAACAAGGTCGCGCCGCTCTCGCCGCATCGCCAGCACAGCCAAAGCCACCAGCCGATGCCGCTCCAGTGAATGCGAAGCCGGCAGTCAAAGTCATCCGCGAATACTTCGCCGGGCGCGATCACTGGGATTTTAAGGTGATGGATGAATCGCTGAAAAACGGCGATTTGCTCCATGCGATGCCGCCCGCCGCCGTGCAGCAGGGCAGCGAGCGCGATGCAGCGCTGAAGAATATTTGCGCCGCAGTTGAGGTCAACGACACCGATTCGATGGCAATGCTCTCCAAGGACAGCGAAGTGATATGGACGGCCACAGGGAGTTGGGCCAAGCCAGCCTCAGTGACACTCGGTGATCTGCGGGCCGTAGCTGAGATGGCCGCGCAGCAGGGCAAGAAAGCGCCGGGTGCAGCATGAAATCATTCCTCAAAAGGTCGTTCAGGAGAATCGGAGTGGAATTTGTCTTTTGTGTGTGCTACGTGATTGCATATCACAGATGCAAAACCGAGACAGAGAGAGCCAAGGCGATGACGGATTATCTGGTGGAGCGCCGGCAGATTATTAGCTTGATGGCGCAATACTACGAGACAGGCGGCGACCATGTTTAAGCCCATCCTCATAGCGGCGCTGATCGCCCTCGCAACGCCAGCAATGGCGCAGACCTTCACTGACAGCAACGGGGCAGCGTTCAGCACCAGCGATGCGCTGATGATCGAGGCGGTGCCGCAGTACGTCCACATCATCTATGCCGATGGGCGCGACGCCTATTACGAGGACGCCGGAGGCAAGCTGCTACAGGTGATCGTTGCGCTAGACCGAGGGTTTATCAAGGTCGGCAAGCGTTGGGTGAAACAGGCGGGCTTGCGTGGCGTCCAGGCTTGCGCGGCGTACTGTGCGGACTGCTGCACTCCACCTAAACTTACCAAGGGGAGCAACAATGGCTGACATCACGAAGACCGGTAAGCCGGTATCGGTCGCCGCCCCTGCTGCTGACGAGGCGGTATCGTGAGCGCCGATAAACCCAAGCCGAAGCCGTCCACCCTTGGCCAACAGATCAAGGACGCCAAGAAGGAATGGGCCAAGCTGTCGCCCGAGCAGCGCGCCAGCGTGAAACTGGAGGGATCCAGCGAGGCGACGCGTGGCTCTGTTGGCAGGAAAAATCCTCTGTAATCCCGCGCCACCAAATAAAAAGCCCCAATCTCTGGGGCTTTTTATTTCGGCCAAGCGTCCACCGTCTTGCGGTGACGGATGGCGCAGTCGGTATATTGAGGAATCAGAACCTCCTGCACCCAACCCTGAAGCACATCGTAATCATCGGTGGTGGGCGTCTCGCCGACGAATGCACAGTCATTTGCCAGATACTGGTCGAGCAATGGCGCGGTCAGCGGCGGCGGCCGTTTCGGCAAGGTTTCGCAGCCGCACAGGGCCAGGCTTGCAATCAGCAGGGAGAGGGGGAGGGGGCGCATTTTTCTGGTTCCTTCGGATGGCGGCGAGCTGGGCTAGAGCGGAGGTCATATCGGTCTGCGCTCCGAGAGCGGCAGCAGCGATCACTTCGGCAGCAGTCTTGTAGTCAGACAACGCGACTTGCGACGCCTGCGATATCGCGTTCGCCTCGTCTCGCTTCGTCTCGGCTGCTGCGATTTTCAGATCCGCGATGGTGTCGGCGTACCACAGCTTGGCGCCGAAGCCGCCAGCGGCAAGCCCGATGACCAGCGCGCCGACGGCAATCGGCCAAGTTGGGATTAGGCTCATGGCTTTGTCACCTCTGTGGTTTGCAGCAGGGTAGTGCTGACTGCGCTTTCGCCGCGTTGGCGCTCTGCATACTTACCTCCAACATAGGAGTAGCCACCAAGACCAGCTAAAGGCACTGTAACAGCCCCCAGAGCTAGCGCGACATCATGCCCAAGGTAAGCAGCAGCAGATAGAACGATCACCGCCACAGCGAGCGCAAAAGTCGCCATCAGCATCGCTAGACGCTTTGCCGATGCGCTGCGGCTCTTGCCGTCGCTTATTGCTTCGCGTAGCCAGTTCATGCTATCCCGCGCGTGTAGGTGGCTGGTCCACCGCCGAAGTGCGCGGTCAGCACCTCGCGGCGGGCCTTGCCGGCAGATAGGCCGATATGGACCCATGTTCCTTCGTAGATCAATTGATCGAACTCGATGCCGGATGCGGCGATCGCCTTGGCGGTGGCGCTGGGCGTCAGGCCCGGAACGATGAAGTCCGCAGCCAGGCCAGTCAGGTGCGCGCTGTTCCTAGATCCTCCCACGGCAGCGTTCAGCGCTGACGATCGGTAGCCGCTCGATATAACCAATGGCTTGCCGAACAGCGCGCGCACCATCTCCAGCGTGTCGGCGACCCGTTGAATGTTGCCGATCGCCGTGTCGTTGGGAAGGTTACTTATCCCTTTGCGTAGCGCGGTCGGCGAGTCGGTGAATTCAGCTAACTTGAAATGTTCGGTCAGTTTCATGGCCGGTCCTCTTTTCGCAGGTCGATTCCCATCTTCTTCATACGCTCGACAGTGATCCGATGCTCCATGCGCGCCGTCTCCGTCTCGATCGCCTCGCGCTGACTTTTCTTCCATGTCAGCCTAGTCATGAGCGCGGCGCCGATGAAGCCTACCACCATCGATGCAAACGGGA